CTCGCCACCGGCTCGATCTGAATCCGCGGCGGCGTCGGCGCGGTGCCCGCGTTGGTCACGGTGATGATGTCGCCGTCCTCAACCTCGACCGCCGCCGCGCCCTGCACGGTTCTGCCGCCGTCGAGCGTCAGGCTGCCATCCAGATACCAGAGATTCTCCTTGCTGTACCAGCGCGGATCGGCGGCCTGGAAGGTGACGGTCACCGGCTGGTGCAGGTCCGTCTGGCCGCCGTGCTGTTCTGGCATGCTGATACTCGCGACGCGCGCGAAGCAGAAGCGCTCCGGATCGTCGGGGTCTGTTGGCTGTTTCCACAGGCGCTGCACGCCCCAGCGCGCCATAGCCCGCACGGCGTCGCGTTTGGCCGTCATCTCGCTCCGGGTCAGCGCGACCAGCGTGAACGACAATTGGATCTGTCCCACAACTGCCGGCGCCGGACCCACGCCATAGAAGTCGAAACCGCCGGACAGCCCGGGCAGCGGGGTTGTCTGCGGCGCGAGACTCGCGAATGTATCGCTGCTCGCGTGCAGCGTCGCGCCGGGAAACGCATACGAGCGGCCGCCGCTTCCAAACCGAATGAACGTCATTAGCCTCGCCTCCGCAGTTCCTCCGCCAGCGCCGCGCCGAAGTCGCGCCCGCGCTGTTCCGCAAGCGCCGGGCTGGCCAGCGCCTCCGGCGGCATCATGACCGTGATCTGATACTGGTCGCCCGCTCCGGCAAGCATCCGCATCCACTGGTCCGCCGGGAAAAACTGGCCGTTCGTTTCCGGGACGAACAGCTCGGGCTGCGCGCCGACGCCGATCAGATACGGCAGGCCGGCGATCCCCTGACCGCCAGAATCCTGACTGCCGGGAAGCTGCGTCGGCCCCTGCACGCTGACGGCCGGGCGTTCCGGCACGGTGTACGCAAACGGCTGGTTGCTCAGGCCCAGAAGGCGGCTCAGCGCATCGAACGCGCGCTCGACCTCGCGGATGAGACTGCCCACGAAATCCACCACCGGCTTGATAAAGTTCTCGCCAATCCAGCGGAACGTGTCGCGGAACCAGTTGTAGAGCGAGGTCAGCGGCGGGCTGACCACCTGCCAGATCGTGCGCAGCAGATTGATGAAAAACTCCACCTCGCGCACGACCACGTCTCTGATAAAACCGACGATAGCCGGCAGCGCCGAGTCGAGAAACCAGTTGCCGAGCGCGCTCAAGGCCGGCTCGACGAGCGCCCACACGCCGCCAATGAAGTTGAAGAACGCCTCGACCGCCGGCAGTACGTACGTGTTGATAATGTTGACGATGGCCGGCAGACCAATGTTGATAAACCAGTCCAGCAGGCTCAGCAGCGACGGCGCGACGGCGCTCCACACGCGCCCAAGTATGCTGATGAATTCCCCGATCACCGGCAGCACGACATCCGTCACAAAGCCGACCACCGCCGGCAGCGCGGTCTGCGTAAACCAGTTGAACAGCTCGCCCAGCGCCGGGGCGACAATCGCCCACGCGCCGCCCAGGAAGTCGAAAAATGCCTGGGCCACGCCCAGTGCGGCGTTCACCACCACGGCGATGCCGCGAAACAGATCGTCCGCCGCGGTCGCCGCTTCCGGGCCAAAGGCGTTGAGCATCGCCGCAAACAGCGCGTCCAGGATGGGCACGCCCTCGCCCAGCAGTTCGAACAGTCCACTGAAAAACGTGCCGACCGCCTCAACGAAGGGCTGCACAGCGGCGATAACCTGTTCGATGACGCTCAGCACCGTGTTGCGGAGGTTCAGGAAGAAACTCACCAGCGGACTGTCTTCCATCGCCCCGCCGAACATACCGCCGACGAAATCACCCGTCACCAGGAGTCGCAGCGCGTCGAGAATCCAGTTGAAGACCGGCTCCAGCGCGTCGCGCAGGCCGAGGAAATTCGAGGTATAGGCCGCGACAAACGCTGTGCCCAGACCGATGAGCAGCGACAGTGGTCCTCCGAGCACCGAAAACACCGTGCTGAGGTTCGATGCCAGTCCGCCAACCGCGCTGATCGCTTTGCCAACTACCAGCAGCGTCGGCCCCAGGGCGGCCACCACCGCGCCAATCCGCACGATCTGCGCCGTCAGTTCCGGATTCGCCTGTACCCACGCGGTGATTGTGTTGACGACATCCGTCGCTCGCTGGATGAGCGGCGTCAGTGTGGCTTCGATGAACGGGGTCAGCGCTTCTGTTTGCAGCGTCTCAATCGAGCCCAGCAGGCTGTCTACGACGACGTTGAAATCGCCCATTTTCGATTCAGCGATCTCCGCTGCGCTGGCCGACTCCTGCATCTTCGCCTGCATCTCGTCGATAGACATGCTGCTCCGCAGCGCCGACAGACCCATGATGCCGTAGCTGCCCGCCAGCCGGTACATCAGCTCGTTCTGCTCATCGACAGGTAGTTGATCCAGCGCCGCGTCGAGTTCCTGAAGCACCGCGCTCAGGTCGCGCACGTTGCCGTCGGCGTCGTACATCGACACGCCGAGCCGCGTCCACGCCGCCTGCGTCTCTTCCGTTGGCCGCGTCATGTTGAGCAGCATCGAGCGGAGCTGAGTCCCGGCCTCGGCGCCCTTGATGCCATTTTCGCTGAAGATGGCGAGGATGGCCGCCGTCTGGTCGACCGACAGGCCGAAGTTGCGCGCCACATTGCCGACATTGGCGAACCCTTGCCCCAGGTCCTGCAGGGTGGCGGATGACGATCCGGATGCTCGCGACAGACTGTCGACGACACCCGCCGCGTCTTCGGCTTCCAGCCCGAACGCTGCCATGATGTCGGTGAGCGTGTCCGCCGTCTGCCCTAGGTCGCCACCGCTCGCTGCCGCCGCGTTGAGCACACTTGGCAAAATCTCCATGGCCTCGGCAACCGACGAGCCGCTCGTGAGCAACTGCAGGAAGGCGTCCGCCGCCTGCTGGCCGCTGAACACTGTATCTGCACCCATTTGCAGGGCGAATTGACGCACGCGTTCCAGGTCTTCGCCCACCAGTCCGGTACGCGCCGAAATCTCTGTCATCGCCTGCTGAAAGGTCGCAGCCGTCCGCACGCCCGTTACGCCAAATGCCGTGAGCGGCGCGGTGAGCAGCGTGAGCGATCCGCCAATATTTGCGACACTGTCACCGAATTGCGACAGTCTTGTGCCGACGTTGGCAAGCGCGTTATCAAACGCGCGCTGCGCCTCCTGCAAGCCCGCGTCGATACCCGACTGATCAATGTATATAGCGCCGTACGCGCTGCCGAGGTTTACGCCGCCGCCTGGGAACATGGTCACCCCGAATCAAAACCGCCCTGCACAGCCTCAGTGTGCCTGTGCAGGCAAACCTTTATCGGCGCTGAGCCCATCCCGGGATAGAATAAGGTGGAGCCATTACCGACCTACAAGGAGCCCCGTCATGCTCAGAAGACCGCTCATCGCGCTGGCGCTACTACTGGCTATTCCGGTCGCAGTCTCCGCTCAGGATGAAATGCCCGACGACCTGTGTTCGGTCGAAGGGGTCGTTTATGTCACCAGCTATCTGGAACAGGTTCTGGAAGTCCTGCGCAACGGCGGCGACGCTGACAATGCGCTGCTGGGCGCTCAGATACTCATTGCCTCTTACCGTTCCGATTGCGCCGGTCGCGTGTTTACATCCGATGAGTACGGAACCGACGTTGTTACTGATCCGATAGCATTCCAAAGCGGCTTCTACCGCGTCACGCTGGAATCGCCAGGCTTTGCGTCGGCGTCACTGAAGGCGCTGAGCGGAGAATGCGGTTTCCTTGTATTGATGGTCACGAACGGTGGGCGGGATCAGGCATCCGCCACGCTGGATGCCTGCCTGGCAGTTGTCGACGCTGGCGGCAGCGACGGCTGGACGCTGACCTTTGAGCCGATTGCGTTAGCCGAATAGGCCCCTTCACAGTCAAACAAACAGGGCGCGGAGATCCGCGCCCTCAGTTCTTCACTCTGACGCCGCCCCGCGCGAGCAGTGCCCCGACGTTCAGTTTCTTCGGCTTCGTTTCCAGTCCCATGCACGCTTCGAGCGAGGCATAGACCCGCTTGCCGTCCTTGTCCCGCGCGTTCCAGCGGGCCATGACCGTCGAGCCGAACAGATACACCGCCCGGTCGAACTGCCAGGCGAGCCAGGGGTTATCGCTTAGCCCGACGGCTTCGCTTGGCGTTTGGTGGAATGCCTTGCACCGCTGGTACAGCTCCAGCACGTCCGTCCGCCGCGTCAGGAAATCGCTGCGCCGCGACGGCCTGCTCCCCTCCAAGCGCCCAGGAAAAGACCCACGCCTTATCCGCGAACGACAGCCAGTGCACCGGCACGGCGTCGCCTTCCGGCTCGCTCGCCGGTGTCAGCCGCGGCTCGGCAAACGTCGCCAGCGCGATCACGTTGAGCGACCGCATCACGTCCGGCAGGTTTTCCGCCGTGATTTCCACCCGCTGCGCCTTGCCCTGCCTGCCCTCGGTCGTCTGCAGCATGCCGAGGATGAGGTTTGAAAGCACATCCGGCACGTCACCGTCGCCATTGGCCATCAGGCTCACGAGGTCAGGCCGCCTGAGGAGCACGGCTTCATCTGTCCCGGCCTGGCTGGGGAGCTGCACCCGCTCGGCAGTCGGGCGAAACGAGTCGAGGCCCGCGATTCGAAGTTCGTTTTTTGCCATCGCGCCCGCCTAGCTGAAGAAGGCCTTGAAAGCGGCGCCGTCCACCGGGCGTGTCCAGTCGCTCGCCGTTTCGTAGGTCTTGAGGGTTTCCAGGACGCCGGCGGTCTGAGGGAAGGCGTAACCGGCGGTCTCGAAGATGTTGAACTTATTGGCCTCGCCGTCCATCGTGTACTTGGGCACGGTATCGAGCTTGACCGCTTCCAGGCCGATCACGGCGACGCCGCCGTCGTCGGTCGCGCTCACGCCGATCACGCCGAAATAGGGCAGGCCGCTGCCGCCCACCGGGAATCTGACCGTACGCACGCGGTTCGGCGCCGAGCCGCTGCTCTCGATATTCGCCGCCGCGATGATCGCGAGCACGTCGAAATCGACACCGCCGCCCTTGAGCTGCACCCGCGCGCCAATCGGCACGGTCAGGCCGCGGGTGTACTGCCCGTAACCGCGCAGCTTGTCGGTGTCCGCTTCCGGTTCCGACACGAGCAGCTGCCCGTCGGCGAACCGCGCCGGCGTGCCATAAGAGCCGTCGTTGATGTTGTACGCTGCGACGATCAGGTCCGTCAGGGTATAGCTTACTTCGGCAAACTGGTGTGGCATCTCGCCTCTCCTTGTTTTGGTCTGTATTGTCGCCTTGCGGGCCCTGGTTTATCGGCGCATCAACGCCGCGTGAGATCCACCATGTACCGGCTGTAGGCCGCCGAGGCGTCCTGCAGCTCCTCCGCCGCCAGCCCGTTCACGTCGCCAACCCAGTGGACGAAGTTGAGGCCCAGCGCGTCGCCTGCGGTTGGCCCAAGCCGCGCGCGGTGCAGCAGGTCTTTGACCCGCCGCTGCGCCCGATCTATCGTCGCCGCGCCGCGATCGTCGTAAAACCAGACCTGCACGAACCGGCGCTCGGCATTGCGGAGCATGTAGGGCGCGCTCGTCGACCAGCGAATGACGGCCACCGGCAGCAGCGTGACCCCGTCGGCGGCGCGCGGCGCGTTTTTGGGCGTCAGCCCCTGCCGCCCCAGATCGTCCACGTCGAAAATGCCACCGGTCAGGATCGCCGCGAGTTCCGCGTCACTCGTCAGCGCCGCCTTGAAGGCCTCTCGCAGCGTCGTCATAGTCCACGCCCTCGCCATTTGTCCACAAACGCGCGCATGCTCTTCGCCGCCGCTGTGGCATCGCCCGGATGATCGTCGTGCGCCATGCCGACGTCGCCAACCGCCGCGATGTGGTAGCCCGCCGCGCGTGCCTGAAAGCAGAAATCCACGTCTTCGTAATAGTTCGGATTGAAGCGGGGATCGAACGCGCAGGCTTCAAAGACCGCTGCTCGCACCGCCATGCGCCCGCCGCTGACGTAATCCGGCTGCTCGCCTGGCTGCAGTGGCCAGGTCATGCCGTGCGCGTCGATGTGCCGCCCGTCGACACCGCAGATGTCGGCTTCGCCGCGCCGGATCGGTCCCGTCAGCGCATCGAGCCAGGTGGCGTTCGTCGCGTAACAGTCGTCGTCCAGGAACACGGCGATCTCATCAGGCTGGAGCACGGCGCGCAGGAAATCGACCTGACGCTGCCGGCCACCCGCGCAGCCAAGGTTGTGATCGGCATACAGCGCCCAGGCCGCCGTCACCGGCTCCGAGGCCAGATACTGCCGTGTGCCATCCGTGCTCGCCTGGTCAAGCACGACCAGAAACACGTCAGGACTGAGTACCGGTCGCAGGCTGTCGACCAGCCGCCGTAAGACAGAGAACCGGTTGCGCGTGAGAATGCAGATCGCGATCACCGGAAGATCTCCTGCAGCATGCGTCTAATCGGCTCGTAATGCGCTTCAAGTGTCGGGAGGATAATGGCGTAGCGAGCCTGGAAACGGGTTTCAAGAAACAGCCCGTATTCCATGCCGTGGGTCAGGAAGATGGCCACTGTGTCCCGACTCAGTTCCTCGACAAACCCCTCCAGGCTTTGCCGAGCATTGCCCGTTCGATCTGTCCAGCCGGCGTGCTCTTTCGCGTACGCCTCGAGCACAGGCGCCCAGTACTCCGCGACCGCCAGCACCGCCTGGCGCATGCGGTCGGCGTACGCATTCATGCGCGCTTTTACCTCGCGATCACCCCGCCACGTCACCCGCGTCGCCATCATTCCGCCGCTATTGCCCGCGCCTCGACCTTGCCCGGCTGGGTCAGGTCGACGTGCGTCACTTCGTACTGCGTGCCGCCCTGGACATTCGGATAGCGGAAGCGGTCGCCGCGCCGGATGTCGAGATCGGGGAGCGTCGAGTGGTCGCGCGGGCCGACGACGGTCATGGCGATCGTGCTGGCTTCACCCGCCTCGCCTTCGACTTCCAGCCGCGACTGGCTCGCAGGGAACAGGAGCACCGTCTGCGCCGGCAGCGCGCCCTCACCCTCACGCACCAGCACGACGGACACGCCGCGATGCCCGAGCATGTATTCCACGCCCTCGGCGCGCGCAAACGAGTCGACCCACGCCGCGCCCAGCCCTGCCCAGTTGAGAAACCGCCCCAGGTCAGGCATCCGGCAGCACCCTTCCCTGCCGCGGCTTCGCGCGCAGGCTCACAAACGCCACTGGCGCTTTCGCCGGCCCCAGCGCCGCCTGCAGATCGGGCAGGTAGTCCCTGTAGCGCTTTTCGAGCTGGGCATACACCTGGCTCAGCTTTTCCTGCGTCTCGCCGGCGGTGTAATCGTGCAGCCTGGTCGCGCTGTTCAGCGTGCGCTCAAACATCCACGCGAGCGCCGCCCGCCGCCGCTGCCAGTCGCTCGACGCGCCCGAAAGCGCGTCCCAGATTTCCGTCACTTCCTCTTTCGAAAAGACGGCCACTGTTTCGTCGTCAGCGCCAGTCGAGTCGCCGAAGTCGCGCAGCAGTGCCTTATAGGTCGTGTCGTCGATCATCCGTTTTGCTCCAGTAGCGCGCGGATGTTCTCCCCCACGCGCCGGCATGAATAATTCCGCAGCAGGTAATCACGCCCGCTTTGGGCGACAAACGCCGCCGCCTCGTAATCCTCGACGATCCGGCGCATGAGCGCGCCCAGCGCTACATCGTCCGGTTCTGCCCAGCGCGCACCGTCGGCGTTCGCTTCGTAGTCATCGAAATAGCAGCGCTTGAGGCCGCGCACCGGGAGCGGATACCCCCACTCGCCGACGTCCGCCAGCCCCAGCCACTCGGTCGCAATCGTCGGCAGGCCCGCGAGCGTCGCCTCGCGCGGCGGCATGCCGAAGCCCTCGCCGCGGCTGGCGAAGACGAAAGCGTGCGCTCGGTTCAGGAGCGCGTGCCATTCCGCTTCCGCCAGCGTGCCCCGCACCACCTCCACCTGGTCGTCGACGCAGCCGTCCAGCCACGACTCTTCCTTCGGGCCTTTGATGACCAGCCGGAAGCGGGAATCGCCGCGGAAACAGCGGTTGAAGGCGAGCATTGTCAGGTCCGCGCCCTTGCGCACGTCGCCCAGGCTGTAGGTCAGGAAGGTGAACGTCTCGCCGGGCGTCCAGGAGCGCGGCTGGAACAGCGGCGCGAAGGCGTCGATGGGCAGACCGACGTCGTCAATGGGGATGGTCACGCCGCTGTCGCGATACACATCGACGAGCGCCGCGCAGGGTACGAGCACGCGCTCGTAACGCTGGTTGAGGATGTCGACCCACGACGGCGACACGCGGTCGGTTTCGCTCATGGTGTAGGACCACAGGCGCGTGTTCTCCGGCAGCGTTTCGGCCCACGTCGGGTAGCCGGTAACCAGCACCGGCACGTCGGGAAACGAAATCCAGTGCGGCGCGGCAAGCCGGACGTCTACGCCTGCCGCGGCGAGGCCGTGCGCGATGCCGATTTCGGCGCGTCCGTAGCCGCCGGTAGGGTTCATGCGGTTGGTTGGGAAGAGGTTCAGTCTCGGCAAACCCGGCTCCTGTCCGCAACAAAAAGCGCCCACACTCGACAGTGTAGGCGCTGGGCAGGGGCGCTATCGGCGCAGGGCGACCAGGCGAAGGGGACGGCGCAGGCGCGATCAGGCAGACAGCCGCGCCGTCGCGCGCACCAGGTCGTCCATCGTCGGCCCGGTGTAAATCGCGGTCGTCGCGATACTGGAGTGGCCCATCAGCTCCTTCAGGATGTGAATCGGCGTGTCCTTCACCACCTGATAGGCGAAGTAGTGACGGAAGTCGTGCGCGCTCACGTCCTCGACGCCGGCGAGCGCGGCATAGTGCTTGATCTTCCGATCCAGCTCCCGCGGCGGCATGACCCGGTCCCGATACGGAAACACAGGCGCGTCTTTTGCCGGTTTCGCGTCGAGCGACTCGCGGTAGCGGCTGAGGGCCTCGTAGGTCGAGTCGTTCAATGGCACGACCCGGTATTTATTCCCCTTCCCGCCGCGCACCTCAACCATGTGCGGCTGCCTGGCGAGCGTCAGCGCGTCCCAGCGCAGGTTGCAGGTTTCCGACGCGCGCAGCCCGGTGTTGATCATCGTGATGAACAGCGTCAGGTCCTGCAGCGTGCCGTGTTCCTCAACCGCCTTCAGGAAGCGCGACACCTCGTCGCTGGTGAGCTTCCTCGGCTTGGGTGCGACCTGCGCGACGCGTTTGACCGCCTTGACAGGATTGCGCAGCACGCGCTCCATCTGAACCAGCCACTCGAAATACAGGCGCAGCGCGACCAGATTGCGGTTGATCGTCGACGGCTTCCGGCCAATCGACTGCAGATAGCTGCGGTAAGCGATCACGACCTCCGAGTCGACGGCGAGCAGGCTGGTCGAGAAGCCGCTCGAGGCCAGCCACTCGCCAAACAGCCGAACGTCGATCAGATAGTTGTAGATCGTCTTCGCCGACTTGTCCTCGCTCTGCAGGTACTCGCGATATTCGCCAAGGAACCATTCAGCCGTGCTCGCGTGGATCGCGCGCAGCGGCCCGCCGTCGGGCTGCACCGGCACGTCCTTCAGCCCGACGGCAGCGCAGCGCCTGGCGATGCAGTTGATGCAGAGCAGGCCGGACCGCGGTCTGATCTGCTGCCACACGTCGTCCGGCACACGCGCGACGATCCAGCCCGGATCTTCACGAGCAAGGCCGCAGTCCTGGCAGTGAATTGGGGTGATGGTGAGACGTGAAGACGCAGATGGTGTAGAATGCATTGAGGCCATCCGAAGCGCACTCCTTCGAGGTGGTTAGGAGCCGCGGCGGTGTTACCAGCACCCCGCGGTTCCGCTTTCTGTGACCTCTAGTTTAGCACGATCCGGCGGTTTCCAGACCGACCATCTGCGCGAATCTGGCTTTGCTCATAACCGATATATGGAGCGCGCCAGAACTCAACGCGTATTTATATCCCGGCAGGTTTATACTCTAATAATGCCAAGCATTCAGACGGACATACTTAACATGACGACTTTCTACACCCCCATCCATATGCCGGACAACCGCATCACTGGCGCACTTAGCAAACGTGCATTATTACCCTTCATCGTTGTGGTTGGAGCCATGATCCGTTTCGCTCATATTCCGTTCATTGATCTGAGCCAGCCGTACATGCTCGGTGGTTTATTTGCCCAATTTGCTGAGGAAATCGCGGCGAATAGTTGGCGTCTGCCAGTAGTAATTCCGTATTACACGTCTGGCGGTATCCCCTTTGCCTACCCGCCATTGGCGTTTTATGTAGAAGCTGTCGGTATCTGGGTGCTTGGCATTCCTGAAATGCTAGTGGTAAACCTCTTGCCGCCGATGTTCGCAGTAGCAAGCATGGGAACATTCTGGTTGTTTGTTCGAGCAATGCGGTTGCCGGAAACGTCTCAGGTCGCAGCGCTTGCGATCTTTGCTGTGTTCCCGTCTGCGTATCAGAACCAGGTCCCCGCTATGGGGCTGGCTGAGGCGCTTGGCACGGTCGCAATACCCCTCTTTGCTGCAACCCTTTTCCTAAATAGCGGTACGTATCGGGACGGATTGCGGATGGCATTGGCGTGGTCGTTTTGCCTGACGGCGTCGCCCGGCAGCGCCTTATGCTCAGTCGCTCTCGCTCTAATTTTCCTTATCGACGCCATAGCCGTTCAACGGAACAGGAAACAGCTTGTAGGCTTGATCGTGTCGGCTGCACTTACGGCAGTTATATCAAGCGTATACTGGTGGCCCGTATTATCCCAGCATGGGATGACCGTATTTACCAACACGCTGTTCTCTCAATTTCCGGGTTCCGTTTACACTCCACTGGTAAATGTGTTGCGCTTCGGGGCAAGCGGAGCATCCTTTCCTGTTCTGGTGGACGGGCTAGCCTTCATCGGCGCTCTGTACCTTATATCCACCGGACGATGGATTACCGCCATATGGCTTGTACTCTGCCTTGCCATTCCACGTGAAGGGAAGTGGCTGGTTTCTGTACCAAGTGCGATTGCCGCATCCGTTGCCATAACACAAGTTGTTATTCATTCCGTCACGAGTCGCCGTTTTGCCCTCTTACTACTGTTGGCGCTGGTCGGATATTCCATACTTAATGCGGTCTGGCATCTGCGCAATGAGATAGGAGATAAAGAGTTTGTACTTCCCCCTGATGCCAGCGCCGTTTTCCATGACATGCGCCGCACTACTGACCACAACACCCGTTTTATCGTTGATCCGACAAATCAGGCTCTCCTGGAATGGTCACCTCGACTTCTTGCGCGTGAGGTCTTAAATACCCCGTTTGGTGCAGAATGGGAGCCTCGCGAACTCACGCTAATTGCAGAGTTCAACAGAGAACTGGGTGACTGTGCGACCGATACGTGCCGCTTGAGGTTGTCGAGACGTTTTGCAAACACCGGCCCTCTCAAGTTTATTTATGCGGATGGGGGCAGTATCTATGCGCTCGATGTGCCCTAAGATCATGTGGCACACGATCTTAGGGCAATGTGTCAATCAACCTGCCGAACACCATCCAGCCAGACAGCGCCATACCGTTGGCCCCTGCCGCACGCGCTTTGGCGACGAGCGCGGCAATGATGCCGCTGTCATCCCACGCCATGAGCGCCGGGAAACCTGTTTGCGAGAAACGGCCTTCCGTGATGGTCGTCGTGATACCTGTGCCTTCTGGCTTGAACGGCTCACCTTCCAGTACCACGCCGCCGCCCACGTCATAAGCGCCGGGAAACGCCGCTTCACCGCCGAAGATGTTGTGTGTGACGGTTTTGGCGAGTTTCGGAAGCAGCGCCGCATCCAGCGCCCCGTCCGCGGCCAGTAGCACGAGCGAAATCAGCGTGTCGCCTGCATAGATACTGGGGTGCAATCCGAGCGTGTTTGGGTGGTTTGCCGGACGGTGGTCCCAGACGAGTGAGCCGTTCGGACGCTCCAGAAACGTCGCGTTCAAGTCATTGAACACCGTCGCCTTGAGCGCCGACAGCCACTCATCGTAAGCGCCGTACCCTGTCCACTTTTCAAGGAAGTGCAGCCACAACGCCCCGCGCGCCCAGCAGTGGGTCAGGTCGTCAGGTACAAGCGGCTTGCCACCGCCCGGTGGCTCGCTCTCCACTTCCGGCAAATAGTCGTTGAAAAGCCAATCGGCAATTGCGTCTGCTGTCGCGCCGAACGCTTCATCGTGCGCCCGATTCCTGTCGAGCAGGTAGCCGACGCACGTTAGCCACGCCGCCAGCAGATTGGCATCCATGCCGTCGTCCGTGCCGACCTGCCACGCAGCGGCGGGCGGGCTGCTCTCGTAGACGAGTTCTCGGTAGCCGTCCGCGTCGTAGTCGTCCAATTCTTGCAGTACGCGCTCCGCAACGCCGTTCACGGCAACAAGCATGTCCTTAGAGCCGGTCGCCAGGAACGCCGTCAGCGGCCCAGCGGCGTGGAACCAGAGCGTTCGCGCTGCTTCGTAGAGGTCGTTGGTGAAGCCCACTTGCCAGCCACTTCCTGCATAGGACTGCTGCGCCAGGTCATACCAGTCGCGTGTTGTGGGCGTCAGCGCGGCACGGTCGAAATCCGTGTTTACATCCCAGTACAGAGCGGCAAAGGACACGGTTGGGTCGTCGGCGGGGCCATCCCCGCCACTCAGTTTGGGTAGGCCGCGACCTCCGCATAGGAGCGACCGTTGCCGTTGTTGTAGAGCCACGTGCGCTCATCGACGGTCGGGAAGTAGTTTTTCCAGAACGCGACTTCATCCAACAGCGTTGTCGTCGCGCCCGTGCCGAACACGCCGCGACCAATCCGCAGCGCAGCGCTTCCAGCAAATATGCCGCCAGTGTGAGCGGTACTGACGGGTTCGCCATTGTCGACCTGGATGTTGATAGTGTTACTCTCGGCATCATGAAACATGACAACGAAATACCAGGTATCTGCCTCAACTGGTCCAGGCCATACAGCAGTAGACGATGCCCCAGAGCCAGCGCTTGTGACTGTAAAATCTAATTGGTTTGATGTCGTAAGCAGCAACCACCACTCACGCTGGTTGCCGGTGGTTTCCCACTTGGACATCACCATGACATCGCTGGCGAGGGACACGGCACTAAATCTCACCCAAAAGGCAATCGCAAAGTCGATGTCGCCTATCTGGAGCGTGGGATTACTGGCGCACGTCAGTACCTCGTTGCCCGCGTTGTTGATACTGGCCGCGTTGCCGACCTTGCCCGTTGCGCTGGCGACGGTGTTCACATCCGTCAGGTGATTCTCGCCGTGGCTGTCGTTACGCGTGACTGCTTGCGTCCCGGCACTGGTCTCGTCCATCGACCAGTATGAAACGAGATTGGTAACTAAAGGCTCCGGTTCCGGTGTGCCGCTAACACGCGATAGCAGCCGCCACTGCCCCAGCCGGTGCATTGGCAAGCTGAGACTTGCTTCCAGTCCGCTCATCGCGCGATCCAGTTCGCCTTCTGCGTGCCCGACTCCGCTTTCACGTACACGTTTGCCACGTCGTTGATCGGCAGGATGATGCTCTCTTTCGCGTCGAGCACGATGAACTGCCCACCAGCCGGGCCCACGCGAATAAGGTCGGTGTTATCGTGCTCGGCCTGCACCAGCACCTCGTTGCATGGGAACGACTCGCCGAGCTGCACGGCATCGGTCGTGATGCCGGTCTTCTGCCCGGTTCCGTAGTCAATGGCTCGCGAGGTTCGCGACATGGCATTCCTCTTTCTCTCAGGCCAATCAAAAGCGCGCACCCTGATGGTACGCGCTCGCAGGCCTGCGCATCGGCAGCCTAGATGGTTGGCGGGGTGTAGCTTTCCGTGCCGCCCTGGCCGACGACGCCGTTCAGGCGGTCGTTGACGCCGACACCGTGCACGGCCTTGAACTGCACGTACTCGAGTTCCGGCTGGATCGAGCGCGTGAGCTGCGGGTCGACGCGCAGGCCGAAGCCGGTCGCCGGGTGCTCGCGGATCGCGAGGCCGTTGCGGATGCTGTTCTCGCCATAGCTCTTCGTCAGGAAGAGATACTTCGTCGGGATACGCTGGATCGAGCGCAGCTCGACCACCGGCCCGGCGTCCGAACGGTACAGGCCGAAGACCTCACCAGGCGCGCCGGTCGTCTCGCCGCTCGCCACGGCCACCGGATTACTGCCGCCGGTCACCATCGTCACACCCGAAGGCAGCAGTTCGACGAACTTGCCGCCGGTGATGGCCTTGTAGATCGACACGTCCGCGCCCGACACGAGGCCGAGCAGTCGACCGGTGTGCCCATGATGGATCAGGTGCACGACCATCTTTTCCAGCAGCGCCGCCGCGTTGGCCGCGTTCCAGGTGCCGCTTTGCGTCACAAAGTGCGAGTGCGTGCTGTCGAACGCCGGCCAGCCGGGCGTCTGCGGCGGGATGTACGGCACGTTCACGCCGCTGCCAATCGCCCAGGGCACGTCGTAACCGGCACTGCCGATGGGGTTCTCGGCGTTGCTGAAGATGCGGCGCAGCACGTCGCCGTCCACGCGTGCTTCCCACGAGTCGGCGATTAGCTGCAGGTCGGCGGTGATCTGCGCGTCCCAGGCGTCACGCAGGTACAGCGGCGTCCAGGCGTTCGCGTCCTCGTAGTCGCGCAGGGGCAGCATGTGCCCGAGCGTGTCGCTGCGAACCGGGTCC